GTGTACATTGGGCATCCTAATCGTATTGAACGTTACAATCAATACGAACAAATGGACATGGATTCAGAAATCAATGCTGCGCTAGACATTCTTTCTGAGTTTATGACACAGAAAAACGAAGCCAACAATTCTCCATTTGATATCAAATTCAAAGACGATCCCACTGATAACGAAGTTAAAATTATCAAAGAACAGCTACAACAATGGGTCAAGTTAAATGAATTTAACAGCAGAATATTCAAGATAGTAAGAAATACTATCAAATACGGCGATCAAGTGTTTGTTAGAGATCCAGAAAATTTTAAATTGTTCTGGGTGGAAATGAGCAAAGTGGTCAAGGTTATTGTTAACGAAAGCGAAGGTAAAAAGCCCGAACAATACATACTCAAAGACATCAATCCCAACTTTGAAAACTTGACAGTAACAGCAGTAACTACAAGTGACCAATACATGAACCATCCGCAAGTGGGCGGTCCCAGCGGTAGCTATGTGCAGCCCAACGTACCGTTAGGTGGTGGCGGTAGATTTACTCGAGCTCAAAACGAAGCAGCTATCAATGCAGAACATATTATGCATCTCAGCTTGACTGAAGGCCTAGATGTGTATTGGCCATTTGGTACCAGTGTGTTGGAAAACGTTTTTAAAGTTTTTAAGCAGAAAGAACTGCTGGAAGATGCTATCATTATCTATCGTGTGCAGCGAGCTCCTGAACGCAGAGTGTTTAAAATTGATGTGGGCAACATGCCCAGCCACATGGCCATGGCCTATGTGGAACGTATCAAAAACGAAATCAGCCAGCGTAGAATTCCTACGCAAACAGGCGGTGGTTCCAACATGATGGACGCCACATACAATCCCTTAGCGCAAATGGAAGACTACTTCTTCCCAATTACTTCTGACCAGCGAGGATCAAGTGTTGATACACTGGCTGGTGCAGCCAACCTAGGCGAAATCACAGACTTGCGCTACTTTACTAACAAATTGTTCCGTGGCCTGCGTATTCCCAGCAGCTACTTGCCGGTGGCAGTAGAAGACAGCACACAGAGCTACAACGATGGCAGAGTAGGTACAGCACTAATACAAGAATGGCGTTTTAATCAGTACTGTCAGCGTCTGCAAAACGCTGTTATTGAAACACTAGATCAAGAGTTCAAGCTGTTCATGCGTTGGCGTGGAGTCAATATTGACAGCCAGCTGTTCGAGTTGATATTTGAGCCACCACAAAACTTTGCACAATATCGTCAGGCTGATGTAGATGCAGCCAGAATTGGAACATTTACCTCACTGGAAGCTTATCCTTACTTTAGCAAACGATTCTTGATGAAGCGTTACCTGGGCATGAGCGAACAAGAAATGAGCGAAAACGAAATGATGTGGGCCGAAGAACAGGGCGATGTTGATATAGCTCCAGCAGGAGATCCCAACCTGAGAAGTGTAGGAATCAGCCCAGGTGGTATTGCCAGCGATCTAGAAAATGTTGCACCACCCACAGAAGCACCGCCTGAGGGCGAAGCAGGAGCACCGGGAGCAGCAGCACCAATGGGTGGAGGTCCAGTAGGCGCACCTGCTCAAGCAGCACCAGCTGGCGCCACAATTTAACAGGTTTGGTTAAATACGATTATGATTGTAACCGAATTATTTGCACCAGCCAAGCCAGGATACGAGAGTCCTAGTCAGGACAATACGCCTCTTAAACTGAGTGATCTACGCAAAACTAGACTTACTCTAGCCGACCTTAGCCGCTTGAGAATGGCCAACGATGTACGCAAAGTTGAGCACGAAAACAAGTTGGAAAAAGTGGCCAAACAGTACAAACCCCCCGCAGCCATGCCTGGACCGGTGTAGTCCGTCTAAATCCTTCAAAAAAACACCATTTAACCCCATTATCTAGGTATTTTAGTAAATAAAATACAGCCATATTATTATAAGGAGTTCCTAATGAACAAATATGAACAGCTAATTGAACACATTATCAACGACGAGGAAGACAAAGCTCGTGCGTTGTTTCACCAAATCGTGGTTGAAAAATCACGTGACATTTACGAAAGCCTAATGGACGAAGAGTATGCCGAAGAAGGCATGCGCACAGACACTCCAGTTGATAGCATGATCGACGAAATCACTATGGACGAAACTGACGGCATCGGCGAAGGCGAAGATGACGATATGGACATGGGTGACATGGGCGACGACGATTCCATGGACGACATGGGCGACGACGAAGGCGATCTAGAGCAAAAAGTTATGGATCTAGAGAGCGAGCTAGAAGCTCTAAAAGCCGAATTTGAACAGCTAATGGGCGACGAAGAAGGCGACATGGACGACATGGATATGGATGCTATGGACATGGATGCTATGGACATGGATGACATGGATAGCGAAGAAGGCGAAGAAGATGAAGACAACTTCGCAATGATGGAAGCTGAAAAAGAAGAAGATGACGAAGATGATGAGGAAGAAAACACAGAATCCGTGTATGAATCCAAGCGTCGTCCTCTGCAAAAGACCGCAGTAGATTTAATGCGTGAATATGTAGAAAAAATCAGCTCACCTAGCAACACCGAAGGTCAGCCAGCAGGTACCAGTGCAGGTGGTGATCACGCAAGTGTTAACACCCAAAGCACAGTAGCAGGTAAAAATGACATGGGTGGCACAGCTAAGAACTTAGCTCAAGGTGCTAGCGAAAGCGCACCAGACGGCACAAGTGCTCCAAAGAAAGGTACTACAAAAGACCTACCACACGCCGGTAAGTTTGAAAATGTGCCAGGAGCAAAAGCAGGCAGTACTTTCTCCAAGAAAGAGAAAGCAAAAACAGGTGAAGAAGGCGGCATTAACAAGCACAGCATCGAACCTGGTGGTAACTAATTAGGGCAATAATATGGCTTTGTACCTAAGAGAGCATCTTACATTTGACCGGGCGCAGATCAAAGTCCTTGAAGAGGATTCTGCGTCCGGGCCAGATGGCAAGAAGAATCTTTACATGGAAGGCATTTTCATTCAAGGCGATGTAATGAATGAAAACAAACGTGTCTATCCTATGACAGAAATTAAAAAGGCCGTAGAACAAATCAATGAAACTATCCAGGCAGGTAAAAGCGTCCTTGGTGAAGTTGATCATCCTGATGACCTAAAGATTAATTTGGATCGCGTATCGCATATGATTACAGGTATGTGGATGGACGGTCCTTGCGGTTTTGGCAAACTAAAAATTCTACCAACTCCAATGGGCGAACTTGTTAAAGCAATGATCACCAGTGGTGTAAAGTTGGGTGTAAGTAGCCGCGGAAGCGGAGAAGTAGCCGACAACGGTCGTGTTAGTGGTTTTGATATCATTACCGTTGACATTGTAGCACAACCTAGTGCCCCTAATGCATATCCTAAAGCAATCTATGAGGGCTTGATGAATATGCGTCATGGACACCGAGTGTTAGATGTGGCTCGTGATGCCACACAAGATCAAAGAGTACAGCGGTACCTGAAAGAAGGCATTACACGCCTTATCAAAGACCTTAAGTTAAAATAGGAGAAACCTGATGTTATTAGATGCTATCAAACCATTGGTAGACAGCGGCATCATAAACGAAGATACGCAACAGGCTATCACGGAAGCATGGGAAGCAAAACTTCTCGAAGCTCGTGAAACTGTTAGAGCAGAACTTCGTGAAGAATTCGCTCAAAGATACCAACATGACAAGCAAGTTATGGTTGAAGCTCTAGACAAAATGGTAACTGAATCTCTAGAAAGCGAACTCCAAGAGTTCGCAGCAGAGAAACAGGCTCTAGCAGAAGATCGTGCGAAATTCAAAGTTCACATGATGGAAAGCAGCACCCGATTCAACGATTTCATGGTTGGCAAACTGGCCGAAGAAATCCGCGAACTACGCGAAGACCGTAAGCAATATGAGAACAGCATCGGTAAGCTGGAATCATTTGTGATCAAGTCACTAGCGGAAGAAATTCAAGAGTTTGAGCAAGACAAGCAAGCAGTGGTTGAGACAAAAGTTCGCTTAATCGCTGGTGCCAAAGACAAACTTGCTGAACTACAACAGAATTTCATTGCTCGTTCTGCAGAAC